ACCATGCCACTGTTGCACTTGTTGCCGTTGCTGAAGTAGCCAGTACTAAAGTTCACGTGCCAGCTGCCGCCCTGACTGCTCTCACTGCTACTCCAAACCCAAGTTTCATCAGAATCTTCTGTAGGAAGTAAACATTCATCGGGACATCCAATTTCTTTCATTGCTTTGTTTATCTCATCACGATATGCGCAAAGAACTCCTAGCTCCATCAAACAAGGCAAATACCACTGGAAGCCACCTTTTTGATAGTTCCAACAACGTTTGGCAGCAGTCATTCCGTCAATACCAGCCTGTCCTTCTACAATACGTTTGGTTAGGTCCAAACCGGAGAAAGTTTGCATGGCAACGGATTCATTCTGTTCTTCAGTCAAGACCCTATCGGTGTTTCCCCATCGTTCTTGCCAGGTGTCAAACGCCAAAATACGGCTCATAAATTCTGTTGTTACGATAATGCCAATAGCATTAGTATAATTCATACCTCTTGCTCTGAAATCTGCGATTTCATACTGTTTCTTGTCGGCTCCTAAAACCGAAATAGAATGCTTTTCCATACTTGTAAATTATTATTAATATTGATTCTAGAACCACACCAATAGTCTTGGAGTCTTCCAATAAAAATTGAATACTGGGAATATCTCTTTAAGTGTGGTAGTTATTTTTCCTGTAATATTTTTCACATGTCTAATTCGCAAATGATTAGCTGTTACGATATAGTCTATTCCTAGTTGTAACCCTATTTGCGAAAGAAGCGATTTCAAGAATATTTTTATATATTGCTTTGCATCAGTAATTGAACGATAGCCAAAATCAATGTTAGCTACATACTTGATACGCTTGCGTTTCATTTATTTTTCAGCTTGTTATTAAACTTGATCTTTCCATTTTTATATAAATCAATTTTCTTTTTTCGACACTTCCGTTTTAACTCTGTCCAATATTCTGTTGGATATTGTTTAGAGTGCTTGCGAACAGGAGGAGATAGTATAGATTGTATAAGCCGCTTGCTAACATTGAACATAGCAGCCAACCTTCTTTGGCTATATCCTTCACGGGCCAAAATTTGAATAGCCTGACGTTGTTCTGGGGACAACTTAGCGCGACCATCAAACTTGGTTCCTGCCAACTTGATATTCTCAATTTTCAATGGCATATTTATTACTGTTTTAATGTGAATAGATTTTATTGTTTTATATGGTGTGAATAGTTGTCCACTTTAACCATTGTTTAACACAAAAGGCTGCTCTATTTTGTTAGAACAGCCTTTGCTTTACAGACATCACTTTAACTATGGTCGATTGTACCTTAGTCCGTCTGTATGAATAAACCATTTCTTCAAACTTCCGTCTGGCTTCTGAACTTTTTCAATATCCACTGTTAACCAATGAATAGCTCCCTCACCGAACTTGATTTCCCTTTTGGTTGGGTGTCTCCAATAATCAATCGTCTTTTTATGTCCCATATTAATCATCGTTTATTGCCACTGATTTCACCTTGTCCGTAACAAGCATGTATTCCATGACAATTTATGACCTACAAACACAAATATATTCCTCAGCAATCTTATATTCTTCATACCGTCCATCCCAAGAATTAAGTACCGAGCACCAACCATCCTCACTTATGATTGAATTCAACCAATCACTCAACGAATCGGTAGTTCTTTGAGCCGCCACAGCTTCACGCCATAAATACGCGTATTCATCATCATTATGTACTCTATCACTAGCTATATTGGTCAGTTCATCTTCTGTGCCAATATAATAATCAATACCATTTGCACAGTATAGTTGTTCACCATAGGAACATTCTTCAAATGTATCATTCAAATCACCGAATGTACATCCTAAATGTACTCCCAAAGCTACGAAGCGTTTTGCTTCATCTTCGTCACATTCACGTAAATCCATTACTTGCTGGATAATTTCTTCTGTGGCAACAAACCCTTTTTCACCCATGTCAAAAACTGCTTCCAGTTCTTCTGTTAACGCAGTCTCTTCTTCTTCAACAAGATCACAAATATTATTTATAATCTCTTCAATATTATCTGGAAGCGGACTGGATAACCAGCCATTACCATATTTATATCCATTATCTACATATAAGCCTTTTATAGCAAGAAAGAAACATTTTACGTTGTAATCTGAAGATGTATGGAAGTATTTGTTTGACAATCCAAGGATATATTGAATGGGATTATTCCTCATTTTCTCATAAAGCACATTTCTCACCTGTATTATAGCCGCGTCACTAATATTAAAATTCTTAACAATAATCTGAAAAGAAATATCATCAAACTGTTCACGGTAATGCTCATTATATGTTTTAAACAACTCCACAAAGTAATTGTAGTCGTTAACATATTGCTCGCCGTTTAAATATTCATCTTGACGAATCGTACCGCCAGACATACCACCTAGATGATATTTGTTCCAAAATTCCAGAAGTTTCTTTTGTCCTTCTGTACGAGGAATTATATGATCGTAGCATTGCCCGGCACCCATACCTCCAGCTCCACATACCGAAACACTGAAACTTTGTTTAAATTTTTGCAATGTTTCACGGTTTATACGAGTAGATTCTTCCTTATAAACCTCAAAATCTACAGTCCAACTGTTTTTATTTTCGTCCCGAAATTGGACGGAACGTTTGAATATTATATCGTTTCTCATAATCAATCTTTCTAATTTTATTTTCATAAACCAGAGGCAATGCACCTAAACTGGTTTATGAAAACTGCCTTGATTAAGTTATTTACGCCATTCCTTCATTTTAGCAACCACATCAATGTTGTTGTCATCTAGCATTTTCTTCAACATACCAATCAAACGCCAACCTTCTCTATTCTCATACAACTTTGCCTTCTTATTCAAAAAGGCAAGGGACGCGTTTTTACCTAATGTTTTTCCATTGTCATCTATGATAACACAATTATGAAAACGAATCATGTTCTGCATCGTAAAGAACGCTCCAGATCCTTTGTAAGCATCTAGCCATGCTGCATTTTGAGGAGTATCCCAATGCATTTTGATACGCCTTTTATTGAACTCCTGCACCGAATGCCAAAGTTCATAAGTGTTTTCGGAATGTTGTATTTTATGTACTGCAAATAACAATGGCTTGATTACTTTTTTATCAAAATCATCCACGAAAATATTTTGACCATTTATGCGTTTATACGGTATCCCTTTACATTTTCTTAATTTCAACTCATCAAATCTCTTTTTGAGTTTCTCGATATAGTCCTTTGCCATATCTAATACCACTCTTTTGTTGAACCAGCGATTTCGATCTCTGAAATTATCAACATCACCATTCTGCATCATTTTGTGCTGGGCGTACAACTCGTTATTTAACATCTTCCACTGATATTCATATCCCATACTATGAATCACCTCTGAAACTCCAATCGGCTTATAAGCACCGTGGGTATTGGTGGCTATATAAATTATGCGGAACATCTGTGCCATTACCCAACGTCTGAATAATTGGCGATTAGGAATTGTGCCTTGAATTATAATGGCCTGGAAGATTGGATCATCTTCTTCCAAGATACTAATGACACCATCTCTTTTTGAGGCTATAAACTCCAAACCATCTGCACTTTGCATTGCAAAAAGCTCACTAACATCAACACCGGCTTTCTTTAGAGCTTCAATACGCTCCTTAGCTTTGGTTTGATTAGCTGTAAGCGTAAACTCGGTACCACACTCAGGACATTCAAATTTTAACTGTTTCATAACTTATTAATAATTTAATTTTTAGTCTGATTATTTATTTCTCTACTGTAACCCAGTTTTTGAGAATTACTAAATCTCTATCTTTGTTGCTTTGCCAAAACCATTTACCCATTTTATTAGCATCCCAACCTATACCCAATATTATTTGACAGAGAATGTATAATTCCAATTCGACTTGTGCTATATCTCGACCAACTCCAAACAACATGTCTTCATCCTCCAAATCTTTATCAGACAAAGCTTTAAAGTATTTTCGGTTTTTACATTCACTCATTGTTGATGGAATAGAATGTTTATATCGAGTATATAAATGCTCTACATTAGACAGAAACTCATCAAGAGAAGCGCATAATTCCACACCTAAGTTTCCCTCATACTGCGAATTCTGTATAATATATTGGCCATTAAGTTTGAAACTTCGTGTTTTAAAATCTACTTTAAACTTGGTTCCGTTCTCTACAGCCTGTATTGATTCTTGATAAATATTTTTCATAATGTTTACTTTTGATTTTATACTCAAACCTTTGACACATTTCTTTAAAAGCCTGATATTAACATCCAGAATACGCCGGAATAAAGGTTTATAAAACCGTAGATGCCGGCGTAATTGTCGGATAGTTGTTAAACGCAAGGTTCTTGTATAAATGAAAGTTGTGTTACTTATAAAACAGCCCCCATTTAGCGTGACACATGTCTATATGTTTATGATATATACTGTATCAAGTAAGATACCCGCGTAATCCTAGGTCATACATAGAATGACCGTCATCACGCGGACATCATATCTTGTCCAGTATGTTAAATTACTAAATCCCAGACTGTAAACTTTGTGTTAAGTAATAAGTTGTAATTCTCAAAATATTGGCACATTTCTATACTTATTCGATTTAGAGCTGGTGTGATCAGGAACGGACCAGGACAATTAGTACTCGGTCCTTCCTGATATATAACCAGCTATATAAATGATATTTCTTGAATTACATATCTGTGCTAAATAGTTATCCTCATAATACTGATACATTACTTTACCCAATAGATGTATTCCGGTTGGATATTCCTGGAGCAGATGAGTTATCGACTCATAGATCCAGGAAGCTGCTCACCGGAACAGTAAACAAATGTATTCCTTGAATAACTTCGAATGTATTTCGCTTATTTTACAAGTCCTCAAATGAATGGCACATCACTTTACTCTCATGATAATTATAAATATGACCTGATCGAGAACCTGAGGTGAGAGGCTATGCAGCCTTGTAACCTCCGGTGAACGATCAATAGTTCATACTTTAGAATATGAAATTTTCTTCTTGAACTTGCCTGCTGTGCTGCTTTATAAACCCTCATAACAATCGACACATTTATTTATCTTCATTGATATAATCCAGATGATTATATGGTACCCGGAGTAGATACTGAAGGATGTAATCCTTCAAGGATAGAATCGGGGTACCTAATATATAATCTGGATATTAAACACTTGTTCCTCGGATTCATTTACTGTGTGTTCAGATTGTAGTTACAATATTGACACTAAAGTATTGTACGCTGCTCTTCTGGTCAAAATAGCATTCTGCATACAACCTATTGTCAAATAACCTTCAATTTCTTTACTTTTAGATTTATTTCGATTAGCCTTTACGTTCCGACCAATGCCTCTAACAACACAACCATCCGGCTTATCCTTAACATAGCCAAGGCCACCAACTTTATGTTTCCCAGTTTCAACGGCTCTAAGGCAATCCATTACGAATTTATTCAATTCATTAATATCAACCCGAACATTACATACTGGAAGGGTCTGAGTCGCCCAACTATATTCTCCATTGCCTTTATATAAATATCGGTTAACCGAATCCACAGCCTTCTTCAACGTAATACCACGTTTTCTGATGGTTCTTGATTCTATTTCTTTCTGGAAGGTTTTAAGACGATTGGGAGAGAAAGAAATCATACTTCCCTTAATGCTGAAACCTAGAAATTTGAACCACTTGTCCATAGTCAGGTACTCTACTTTCTTGGGATTCAAATTCATTGATTTTTCGGCCAATCTCTTTTGTAAAATGGTCATAGCCTTTTCATAGTCCGGACCAACGAACAACATATCATCCGAATACCTTACGTAAAACCCATTCAATTGGGACAGTTCATCATCTAGGCTATATAGCAACACGTTGGCTAACCAGCTTGCTACTGCGCATCCTTGTTTAAGTGATTGATATTTCTCATGCAGTTCGTTGTTCTCATCGAAATACAATCCGCAATGATAGTATTTTCTTAATACATCAATTAACACAGAATGACCACACTTAGCTTCCACTTTATCAAAGGCTGCGTCAATAAACTGGATAGGAACAGAGTCGAAATATTTACTTAAATCAGACTTCCAGCCCACATAACCATCACTTTTCATGTTAACAATTGTGTGACTTACTTCCAAAACCACTTTACCACAACCAATACCGACCTGATAAGATTTACAAGCAGGATGAATCATCTCTGGCATTAAATCAAATAGCAAATCATTCGCGATGCTTAGGATTATACGATCAATAGGTTCGTTGACATATACAGTACGAAACTCTCCGTTATCCTTCGGAATTTGTGCAATATGTGGTGGTGTTATTTGATATTTACCATTCAACATAGCTTCTGCCATACGAATTCTGGTTGGTTCTTCTGTCAGTTTGATAAGTTCGCTCTTCCGAATATCCTTCAGAACGCCTTTCTCAATTGCTTTTGTCCATCTATTAATGTCGAAGAACATTGTAAGAATCTTATCTTTCATTTTATATCTCCTTTCTTTTTGAGTTGTTCCTTATATCTCCTGTGCTCACGAATTGTTGCTGCCCATTCTGCTTTTGTAGGTTTGTATCTCCCCTCTGCTTTACGTTGTTTTAAACTCTCTTTGTTTTTCAAATATTTGTCTGGGCAACAAATAAATTGAATAAGACGCTTGCTCACTCCAAATATTTTAGCAAGTTTAGAGTAACTGATTAATTGCTTTTCTCTCAACCATTTTATATATTCTTTTTGGTCTGGAGTGAGCTTTATTCGTCTATCATATTGGGTTCCAGCGATACGAATCTTTTCTGATTTATACGGCATCGTTTTTAGGATACATTAAATCATCGTGTAAATTGTTAGGACATCGTTCATCAAACCAATGCCAAACATCAATCTTTGAGGTTCCGACCGGGAAGTTGAGAAAGTCTTCTTCAATCTCATCATCGTTATTGACCGGGATGTCTCCAAACATTTCCCATAATTCTGAAAGGGTGCATAATTCTACATGCTCTTCACAAATGCCACACCAGCAATCTTCTTCCTCAACTGAATCATTATAGCTGATTTCATCTGTGTTTGGATTTACCCATGCTCTTTCTTCAACATTATTACTTCCACATTTGGGGCAATACAATGTGTCTAATGACCTTATCCCCTTCTTTTTAAACACTATGTCAAACTGTTTGAGATTTGAAAGTTCGATGAGAACCATTTCTGTAATAAAGGCTCTCATCTTATTAATCTGTTCATCTGATGATATTCCCCATATATTAGCCGCAGCTTGTACTGCATTTTGCATGGAAAAACAGATTTGAGTCCAGTCATCGTACTCTTTTTTATCTTCGAGGATTTCATGGATTAGCGTTTTCGCTTTCTCAATGTATTCTTGATTGAATGATTTTGATGTTTTCATATCCTATTGTATTAAGTTCTTCTAACAATGACCGATATTCTTGTTCAGTAGCTAAAGGCCAATTTTTCAGAATGTCAGGAGAGCAGCCGGCGTGTTGTCCGATGTGCATATAACTTGTCAATTTAGTTTTGGACCTATCCCAAAATTCATTCACAAATACAGCACATATTTCTCCTTCTTCTGGAGATTTTACGAAAGTTATTTTTATTTCATTTTTCATACATATCAATTATTGTTATACCATTCTATTTCAGCATCATTTGCTTCACGATACAGCATATATACACCACCAATAGTTGAGTTGTAAATAAGGGTGTATCCATCCTTTTGATGTACGGAATCAGTGCCATTATTCACCCACCTTGGTTCTTCGCTGCGAATATCATCGTCAGTCCATTCATCGCTATCCCATTGCTTCAGATAATCAATAACAGCTTCTCCATTCGCATCGGTAAAAACAGTTCCATACCCTTTACCATCGTATAGTTTATCACATTCGTCCAGCATGTCTCCGTACTGGACATCAATGACAATTCTATAAAGCTTTTGATTTCCCATTGAACTTAAATGCGGCATAACTATCTTTTCTTATTGCGTTTACGATCTCTTCTTATTTGTTTCTTGTTGCGCCCACTTTTAGTGGACGAACCTTTATATGTAGGAGGAACCCGTCTCCACGGAGTCGATTTCTCTTCATAGTCTTCTATTCTTTCAAAATAGACCGTAGGTGGATTTTCAAATAATATCATATTCATTTTTGCACCGTTTTGAGGGTTAATATTTCTTCCCATGCATCTTCTCACGGAGTTCGTTATATCTCATTTTTTGTTCGATGTGCCAAAACAGATCTATTTCAAGATGCTTTGCAAGTCCAAAAATTGATACTATCATATCATTTACAGTTGTAGGAAAATCAAATAGTC